AATTTGAAATCCGCATGGTGTTCTGCCTTGTACCAAAATATCTGGTCTTGTAATTTGTTGGATTTGGAATTATTATTGATGACCAGGCATTCGAAATTTTCGGTACATTGATCCATGACTTGGCAAAAGGATTCAAAGGTGGGAAACATACCCGCATAATTTTCCCAGATACGCCGGCGATTGGCAATATAAGGTTCCCGCAGAATAAACACATAATCTATATTGGTCCGCAAATTGGGGGGGATACCCAGAGGGTATTGCATGGTAATAATGAGCATGACTTTCCAGTGGCGACCATTCATAAAAAGTAGACGCATGATTTTATCCTTGGTCCATGTCGCATCATAGAGACAATCGTCTAAAATAACAAAGGCGCGAGGATCAATGTTACATTTTTTATATTTTTTAATATCGTTTTGGACTTCCTTCATGACCTGCTTTTGGCGCTTTAATATATTTTCAATGATGGCAGTATTGTACTCATCATGAATAAAGAGTTTAGGCACATGCGAACTATAGAAACCATTGCCCGCTTCTGTCCCGGATATAACTGTGCCGATCGGAATATCTTGATGATAAAAGAGCAAATCTCTGACGAGGTAACTTTTACCTGTATCACGCCGCCCGATGAGTACGACGACAGGACCTTTATTTTCATCAGGTTTAAAACTAATATGCCGCATTTCAAATTTCTTGAGTTCTAATGTCATTTACGCCTTAATTATACTTGGTTAAGAAAACAATGTGGTAATTCATTCGCAAAAGGGAACCAAGGTTCCCCTTAAACCCCCTCCTTAAAAGGGAACCAATGTTCCCCTTAAACCCCTCCTTTTAATTTTGCCGCATTTTTCTCAAAAGCGAGTTTTTGGTTCAACCTTTTCCCAAAAGGTTGTGAGTTAAAATATCCTATAATTAAATATTAAGAACAACTAATGGAGTTTTCTTATAAAAAAAACGATAACCACAAACTTTTCAATGCTTTAGTAGAAAATAATTTATTACAAGTCTCTCAATGTCAAAATTATATTCCTTTGTATGAGAAATTCTTTACGATTAATGCTACCAATTATAACTCTATAAATTTGAATAATAAATATTCTCTACACAGCATCAAGTCTAAAGAAACGGATAATATATTTAATGGTGTTGTGATTAATCAAGCAACTGGACTAAAAGAAAAGAAAGATATTTTCTTCAAGTTTGGTCCTTTACTGGATCCGATTAAATATTTAATTGGCAAGTATGATATGAGTAATGTGGATTTATTGAAGTTGCCTAAATATGGGGGCGCTGCCCCCCTGCCCCCGTCGGCAAATATTATAGATTGTATTGCAGGGGGCAGCACCAATTCCACTTGTAGTCGGGGGCAAGGGCAAGGGCAACGGATGGGCAGCGCCCCCAGCGCAATTTCTGATAAAATTACAGGGGGCATCGCCCATCCGTTGCCCTTGCCCCTGCCCGCGACCGCAAGCGCAATTGCTGGCATTGCCGACCAAAACAACGCAGCATATGTCGACGGGTTCTTCACCTATTTAACGAGTCAATTATTAAATGTTCATGGATTTAAACACGGAATTGATTTTTACGGGTCTTTTTTAGCATTAAAAAATAATTTTGCCATAGATGTCTGTGATGATATTGATTATATGAGTGAATCCGATTTTTTTAACAAAAATAAAGATATTTTATACACGATTGATGAATCCCAGGCAAGTCAGTTTGTCAATAATGCTACACGGAATTGTAAACCGAAATTAAAGTTGGATTTATCTACTAATGATAATGATATTGAAGGAGTAGAAATTTTTGAATTATCTGATATTTTAAATTCAGTAAATGCTAGTTCCGCGTTATCCACGCCAGATATTGTTTATGAAACTAGTGGTAAAGAGAAAGAACAAACAAATAAAAAGGATGATAGTAGATCGACGTGTTCATCACGATTTTCTGATACGGATGATGACGACGAAGGCATTGATGCTGAAGACGAAGGCAGTGATGCTGAAGACGAAGGCAGTGATGCTGAAGACGAAGGCAGTGATGCTGATTGCGAAAGCAGTCATGCCGATGCCAAAGGCACCAACACAGAAGATAAAAAAAATAATGACACAACAGGAGATGACACAGCAGGTGACTCTGATACCGAAGACGACACAAGCAGTGACGTGTCTGACGATGATCAACTCTTTGTTAAAATTAAAACATTTCCCGTACAAGTCATATCACTAGAGTGTTGCGAAGGTACGTTAGATTCGCTGGTGGAAAATGATGATGTAACTGATGAAATGTGGGATTCTATTGTGTTACAAATCCTCATGACACTGATCGCTTACCAACAATGCTTTCATCTCACCCATAATGATCTACATTCCAATAATATCATGTATATGAAAACAAGTGAACCCTATTTGTATTATAAAGTAGATGAAAAATATTATAAAGTACCGACATTTGGTCGTATATTTAAGATTATTGATTTCGGTAGAGCAATATACAAGTTTCGCGGGAATTTAATGTGTAGTGATAGTTATCACAAGACAGGCGATGCCGCAGGACTCTACAATATTGAACCTTATTTTAATACAAAAAAATCCCGTCTAGAACCGAATTATAGTTTTGATTTATGTCGACTAGGTTGTTCGCTATTTGATGCGATAGTGGATGATATCAGCGAAGCAGAGGAGATAGAATCACCTATTTTGAAAATTATTACCGATTGGTGTAAAGATGATAAAGGCAAAAATATTATGTACAAGATGAACGGCGAAGAGCGTTATCCGGATTTTAAATTGTACAAGATGATTGCGCGTCTAGTGCATCAGCATACTCCTCTCAATGTCCTCCGCAATAAGCATTTTAGTAAATATAGTGTGAATAAGAAGACAATGAAGAATATAAAAGATAAAAAAATAGAAATTATGGATATTGATGATTTGCCGTGTTATGTCTAGATAATAATATTATTAATAAGTTTGTTATATAAAAACTTATTAATATTAATTATAATAATGAATATATTGTTATACGGACACAAAGGTTGGATTGGAACACAATTTGTTAATTTATTGAAAAATAGTAATGAAACATATACATTAGGAGAAGCACGTGTAGACGATACACCAATTTTATTAAAAGAACTTGATGAGATAAAACCAACACACGTTATTTCGTTTATTGGAAGAACACATGGTACAATTGATGATAGAGAATATACGACTATTGATTATTTAGAGCAACCGGGTAAATTGGTTGAAAATATCAAAGATAATTTATTTTCACCACTTTCTCTCGCATTGGCGTGTAAGGAAAGAAAAATCCATTACACTTATCTTGGCACAGGTTGTATTTTTAGTTATAAAACCCCAAATAATATGGATATGGAAAAAGGGTTTGATGAAGGAGATGTACCGAATTTTTTTGGTTCAGGTTATTCGATTGTCAAAGGATTTACAGATCGGTTAATGCACCAATTAGAAGATAACGTATTAAATTTAAGAATTCGCATGCCAATTGTAGCAGAAGATTGTCCGCGTAATTTCATTACTAAAATAACCAATTATAAGAAAATATGTTCTGTACCAAACTCCATGTCTGTTTTACCCGAACTCTTACCTATTGCTTTAAATATGCTGAAGGCAGGTAAGGTTGGGACTATTAATCTTACAAACCCTGGAGTAATTTCCCATAATGAAATTTTAGAAATGTATAAAACATATGTAGATCCTACATTTACATGGGAAAATTTTAGTGTTGAAAAACAACGAGAAATACTGGCATGTGAAAGGTCAAATAATTTCTTAGATACCACTTTACTTCAAACATTTGCGCCGGAAGTTAGACCAATTAAAGATGCCGTTAGAGAAATATTAAAAAAATATAAAACAAATAATGTTAAAAAAAATAGTATACAAGGTAATATGAATATTACTAATAGTGATTTTCCGGATGTTCCCACAACAATTTTATTTGTTACAGGAGGTGCCGGATTTATTGGATCAAATTTTATCAACGAAATTTTTAAAGTGTATAACCATATCAAAATAATTAATTTTGATGCACTTTATTATTGCGCAGATGAAAAGAAAAATATTCATGAAAAAGTTCGGTCTAACAAAGACCGATATACTTTTATTCATGGAAATTTACAAAGTTTAGATTTATTAAATTATATTTTTCAATTCAATAAGATTACACACATTATACATTTTGCAGCACAATCACATGTTCAACATTCGTTCACGGATGCCATCCAATATACCAAAGATAATGTTTTAGGCACACATCATTTATTAGAAACCGCACGATTATATTGTCATACATTACAAAAGTTTATTCACATCTCTACGGATGAAGTGTATGGTGAATCTATGCTGGCGGTTGATGAAAAATATAAAACGGAACAAACCTTGTTGTGTCCAACGAATCCTTATGCAGCAACAAAAGCCGCCGCAGAATTATTAGCACAATCTTATAATCACTCTTTTAAAATGCCAATTATTATTACGCGTGGTAATAACGTTTATGGTCCCAATCAGTATCCTGAAAAAGTTGTTCCACTTTTCATACAACAATTAAAAAATAATGAAAAGGTCACGATACAAGGTGACGGTAGTTGCGTTCGGGCATTTTTACACTCATTCGATACATCTACCGCTTTTATAAAGATATTAGAAAAAGGCAAAATCGGAGAAATATACAACATTGGTTGTGACGAAGGAATGGAATATAGTATTTTGGAGGTCGCCAAAATACTAATTAAAAAGATTAAAAACGCTGATAATTATAAAGAATGGATTACATTTATTGAAGATCGACCATTTAATGACCAGCGGTATTATATTAGTAATGATAAATTAAAGGATTTGGGGTGGAAAATAACAATACAATTTGAAGATGGTATTAATATGTTGGTATTTAAATAATAATATGTAATTATCTCCCACTCCAAGTTTTAACAATTTTTTTCATATTAGATTTTTTATTAAATATAAATTTATTTATATTATTGTTATTATTATTGTAATCTAATATATATTGTTCATAAGTATATCCCCAACGACAAAAATCGTGAATACAATCAAATACAGAAATACTATTTACAGGTAAATTATTTGTAAATTTTGTAATGTAAAATAAAATGGCAAACACTCTTTCAAAACACATACGATCATTCCTATTTTGTATATGTGGTATTAATTTAAATAAATTATGTTTTTTATGTATCAATTCTAAAAAATCATATGAAATTATACTCATACCGCCAAAACAACCTCTCCAAAAATCTTTTCTATTATACAATGATAATAGTTGACTATTATTTTCCAATTGGTTTAATAAATTTATTTCACTAGTAGGATTATCACATTGATGAGTATTAAAATGCCATAGAAATTTATTAGTATTATTATCAACATCAATCGTATCTTTTATAAACACAGAATCATGAACTATTATAGCAATATCTACATCGAATAGTGATTTATTTTGTAGAAAATAAATATAAGGTAATAATTCACCTCTGCCTTTATATTCTGAATTGATAACTAAAGAATCAGTTAATGCTTTTTCAGTAATATAATTAAAATTACTATTATCATCAATAATCATTATTTTATTATCAGGATATATTTTGCGAATACAATCATATGATTCCATCCAATAGTTATTGGATTTTGAGGAATTAACGTGACGCAAAATAATAAAACCTACTCTATATGAAGTGGTCATTGTTATAATAATATATAATAATAATATTTATATTAATAATAATATAAATATTAATAATAATACAATAATAAATAGTTAAATAATAATAATATACTATTATAAATGATTAGTTTCGATAATATAAATAATATACCAAAACATATTTCTGAAAAAATATCATTACCTATAGTATCATCTCAAATTTGTAATAAAATTATTAGTTGTAAATTTGAATGGGGTGTGACAAATTATGAATATATACAAAATAGTATTAATTCATATATTAATATGATAGATAAAGTAGTATATATATTTTTAATAACCGATAGCGTGGATACTTTTAATATTCCTCAAAATGTTCGATTATATAGGACTAGTTTATTAAATTCGAGAAAACAAAAAAATGAATATTTACTACCATATATTTGGGAAGGTATAAATATTCCTTTTTATTCATTAGAAAGGGGCATTGAAGACAAACCAATTATAGGATTTTGTGGGTTAAATTCTAAATATAGAGATCGAACTTTAAGATTATTTTTTTCTAATAAAAATGTAAAATCTAATTTTATAATTAGAAATAAGTTTTGGGGTGGAAAACCGCACGATAAAACAATTGTAAATGATTTTGAAAATAATATGACTGAATCGCATTTTAATATATGCAATCGTGGTGCTGGTAATTTTTCAATGCGATTTTATCAGACTCTGTCTGCTGGCAGAATACCAATTTTGTTAAATACGGATATGATACTTCCATTTGAGAATGAAATAAAATGGAACGACATTATTGTATTGGGTAATACAGAAGATGAACTTGTTGAAAATGTTATACATTATTGGTGTAATAAAAATATTGTAGAAATGCAAATAAAATGTAAGGAAATATATGATAAATATTTTAAAGATAGTCTTTTTTTTGATAAAATTTTATCAGAATAGTAAATTACTTAATCGTTCATAGGTGTAAATACATTTATTAAACTTTGTTTTATATTGGTTGTCATTGGTAAAGAATTAAACTTTGGTGGTTTTAATACATCATATAGTGATAAAATAGTTTTTATCGTTTTCAATAATGGATACGTATTATCAGTTATAATATCTATAAAATTTATACGAACACTATATTGGTCTACTGGGTCTAGAGTAGACCCAGGTTTTTCACTCACAATATATGTATCAGTAGACATAATTGCTTCATGTAAACGACATGTTTCAAGAATACTACTATCACTAAATCGAATATTTAAAAATATTTTAGATTTTTTTATAAGTGTAGTAAGATTATTGCCAAAAATATTATTTACAATAGTTACATTAATCCCATTTTTTTTTAAAGATTCTAGAATAAATTGACGTCGTGGACTACTTAAACAACCACAAAATAAAACATCAATGGGTTTTTTATTATCATTATTAAGATTAACATTAACATTAACAACTGGAGGAATTAATAAACTTATTTTTTTACGTGAAATGTTTATTTGTTTTTCATTATAATACTTCAAATTAATATTGGAATAATCAAAAATATGTTTAGAGTTATTCATAAGTAAAAATACAAATGGATTAAAAATATGCGGAGAGTTAGATTTATCAAATTGTTCTAATTGATAAAAAAAATATTTTTCTTTTGGCAAAGGGTTGATATTAGTAGGGTATACCCATTGTGGACAAAACAGAAACATATATCTATTAGAATCATTTACACATACACGAATATCTTCGTTTGTAATTTCTCTAATATGTAAATTTGTTGTAATATTTAATTCATTTATTATTTTCTCTAATGCCTTCGCAATATTTACAACATATACTGTAGAAAATATATCTATATGATGTATTAGCATTATTTAAATATAATAATATATTATTTAAATAATATATATAAATAATATATAATAATAATACTATATATATAAATAATATAATGGATTATACATTATCAGAATATTATAACAAATCAAATTTAATAAATAAAGTAGGTATAATAGGTATAGGATTTGTTGGTGGTGCTATATTAAAAAGTTTCGAATTAAAAGGAATTGATGTTACAATATATGATAAATATAAAAATATTGGTATTTTTGATAATGTATTTAGTTGTGACATTATATTTTTATGTTTACCTACATTATTTGATAATGATATAAATGAATATAATAAGTTAGAAATTAACAAAGTATGTAATGATTTAAATATAAAAAAATACAACGGATTGGTTATTTTAAAATCAACAGTTGAACCAGAAACAACTAATAATTTATCAAATAAATTTAATAATTTAAAAATTATTCATAATCCAGAATTTTTATCAGCAATTACATCATTTGAAGATTTTCACAATCAAAAACATATAGTTATAGGAAAGGGACCAAATTGTGATGATAAAAATATAAATGATTTGTATGAATTTTACAAAAAACATTACAATAATGCTAATATTAGTATTTGTCTATCGTTAGAAAGTGAATGTATGAAGTTATTTTGTAATAGTTTTTATGCTAGTAAAATTATGTTATTCAATGAATTTTTTTTATTATGTAATAAAAATGGTGCGGATTTTAATATTATAAAGAATTTAATGTTAAAAAATGGATGGATAAATGAAATGCATACAAACGTTCCAGGTAGTGATAAAAAACTAGGATATGGTGGTGCTTGTTTTCCAAAAGACTGTATGTCTTTATTAAATTATATGAATAGAAACAATACTCCTAGAAAAATATTAGAAAGTGTTATAAATGAATGTGAAAATATTAGAAAATAATATTATAATAATTTATTTTATATAAATTATTATTTATATGTTAATTATATTAAAATTTTTATTTTTATAGTTTGAATTTAAAATAGATAATAATAGAGTAAAATCTTCTATTTGTGATTGGTCTTCTTTATATTGAAAAAATAGTAAATTAATTGTTTTATTATTAATAATATAATTTCTAAAATTATTTATTCTTTTTATATATCTATCCTTAAATAATTTATAATCACTTTGTATATAATACAAATCATTATTTTTTCCTATATTGAATAAGTGTGAATGTGTTGGACTTTCATGATTAAATGTCATACCATAGTAATTTTGTATATTTAATTAATTTACTATATGGTGTAGTTTTAGTTCTAAGACCATCTGCAATAACTCCATCAACTAAATGTAAATTATCAAAAAAATGTTCAAAATTATCTCTTAAACATTGGATTAACGATTCATAAGGTGTTTGACATAAATCAAAAGGACACGTTTTATATCCAGTTATTCTAGACATATAATTATTCTTAATATATATACGAGGACGGCAATTTGTACCTATTGAAATATACATATACAATATTAAGATAAATATATAAATTAAATTATATCAAAATAAATTATTGCCTTATTTTAAAATATTAAATGATTTAAAAATGTCCATTATCAATCATGATATTTATACAAAGAATAATTGATAAAAAAATTTTTTACTAAATTAATAATAATATCTTGTTCTTCTTTTGTTAATTCGGCATAACAAGGTAAATTAAATACTGTATTACATACTTTTGTTGTAATAGGTAAATATGGATATTCGTTTAAAAATAAATAAGAAAAACAATCTTGTGTATGTAATGGAATTGGATAAAATATTGATACGTTAATATTATTTATTTTAAGATATTCAACTATTTTATCTCTTTCTTCATTAGTATTAGATATAATAGAATATTGTGCCCATGCACTTACTCTTCCTTCTTTAACAATTGGTAATTTAAACCCATATTTTTCAATACCTTTTAATTTATCAGTATAATAATTTGCGCATTCATTTCTTTTTTTTAATGTTTCATTAAAATAATTTAATTTGGTGTTTAAAATTGCTGCCTGAATAGTATCTAATCTACCATTTATTCCAATAAATTTATGTTGAAATCTTTTAATTGCACCATGACTTTTAATTGCACGCATTTTAATTGCTAATAAATCATCATTCGTAAAACAAGCACCTCCATCACCATAGCATCCGAGAGGTTTGCTTGGGAAAAAACTTGTTGTGCCAATAGTAGTTAAATTACAACTTTTTTTTCCATTATAAGAACCACCAAAACTTTGTGCTGCATCTTCAATTACAGGAATATTATACTTTAATGCAATATTATTAATATTATCTATATCTGATATTTGACCATACAAACTAACAACCAGAATAGCTTTTGTTTTAACTGTAATAGCTTTTTCTATTTTAGTATAATCCATATTAAATGTTTCATCTTCAATATCAATAAATACAGGTTTTGCCTTTATTAATGATATTACTTCTACTGTACTAATCCAACTATGTGAAACAGTTATTACTTCATCATTTGTAGAAATACCTAAAGCAAGCAATGAAATAGTTATAGCATCAGTACCATTAGAAACAGCAATACAATGTTTCGCACCAACAAAATTAGATAAATTTTTTTCTAGTTCTAAAACTTCTGGTCCATTAATAAATATACCATGATTTAATACTTTATGAATAGATATATCTATAACATTTTTATTTTGGATATATTCCCTTTTTGGATCATACATTTCTATTTTCTCCATTATATGATATATATCGTAATTAGTATTTAAATCCAATATTATCCATTATATTATAATTAATTAATGAAATTAGCAATTATTGGTGGAGGTTATTGGGGTAAAAATTTAATAAATGAGTTTAATAATTGTGGTGTATTAAACTCCATATGTGAAATAAATACAGAATTAATAAAAAAATATAATTTGATGTATCCAAATGTTAAAATAACAAATAAATTTGAAGATATCTTAATTGATGAATCAATTACCGCAGTATGTATCGCACTTCCAGTTGATTTACATTATTACTATGCTAAACTAAGTTTATTAGCAGATAAAGATGTATATGTAGAAAAACCAATTACATTATTATTAAATGAAGCAGAAGATTTAATTAATATAGCAAAAGAAAAAAGTAAAATATTAATGGTAGGACATATATTACATTATCATCCATGTATTGAAAAAATAAAAGAATTTATAAAAAATAATAAAATCGGTAAAATTAAAAATATAATATCAAATAGGTTTAATCTAGGTATTTTTAGAAAACAAGAAAATGTTTTATGGTCGTTTGCTACGCATGATATATCAGTTATATTAAGTTTATGTAATAACGAATTTCCTACATCAGTTATATGTAATGGTAAGGATCATATTACCAAAAATATTCATGATATTACCAACTCTATTATTAAATACGATGATAAATATATTAATATTAATGTAAATTGGTTAAATCCTTATAAAGAACAAAAACTTATTATTGTTGGTGAGAAAGGAATGCTATTATTTGATGATATAGAGCAAATTAATAAATTAAAATTTTATCCCGAATATATTACATTTTCATCAGATATTAATTCACACCCACAACCAGTAAAAAATAATGAAATAAATATTGAAATTGATATGTCAAAATCACCTTTATTAAAAGAATGTGAACATTTTGTTGATTGTTGTATAAATAGAAAAACTCCATTAACCGATGGAGAAGAAGGGTTAAGAGTATTAAAAATACTCAATTATTTAAATGAAAGTTTAATAACCAATAAAGAAGTTATATTAGAACCTTTACAAAAAAAAAATATTTTTATTCACAACACTGCAACCGTTGATACAGGCGCTATAATCGGTGAAGGAACTAAAATATGGCATTACAGTCATATTTGTAAAGGAGCACAAATAGGGAAAAATTGCAATATAGGTCAAAATGTATTTATATCAGATGGAGCAATAATAGGAGATTATTGTAAGGTTCAAAATAATGTAAGTATATATAATGGTGTAGAAGCAGCAGATTATGTTTTTTTTGGTCCGTCTTGTGTATTAACAAATGATATAAATCCTCGTGGATTGTATAGTAAAAATGGTGAATATATTAAAACAAAGATAGAAGTTGGTGTTACTTTAGGAGCAAATTCTACAATAGTATGTGGAACTACGCTAGGTAAACATAGTTTAATTGGTGCAGGAACATTAATTTGTAATGATGTAGAACCTTATAGTATTATAGTCGGAAATCCTGGAAAAAAAATAGGTAAAATTGATGAAAAAGGTA